CAGGAAGTGGTTGCTGGTGCCAAGAGAAGACCTAGAATAAGAACACATGGAGTTTAATATGCCTTTATTTAAAAACACAGCTTCACAGAAATGTGTCGTATTTGCGTACGACAAAACAGCAGAAACGGAGAAGACTGGGGATGCCGCTAACATAACAGCTTATATCAGTAAGGATGGTGGCGCTGCTGCTCAGTCTACTGATAATAATCCTGTAGAGTTAAGTGCTACTAACATGCCGGGGTTATATGTATTTGATTTGGATCAACCAGAAACTAACTGTGATCTTTTTTCTCTCTCGGCAGCATCTACAACTACCAGCATATACCTGGAGCCGGTTATAATTTACACGGAAACTGCATAAATGTCTGGATCTTTATATAAAAATGGTTCCGGTCAGATTGTAGCTGTGGTAGCGTACGATACGGTGAATGATACATTTAAAACCGGTGATGCTGCTAATATTACAGCTTATGTCAGTAAAGATGGCGGTGCGCCTTCTGCCATAGTAGACTCGGCATCGGAGTTAGACGCTACTAATATGGCAGGTATGTACGTATTTGCACTTACTAAATTAGATACAGATGCAAATAACATTATTATCAGTTCTAAATCTACTACGACAGGGGTAAGCTTAAGTCCTCTAGTCATTTACACGACGGCTTTTCCTGCGGCTGTAACACATTTGGTTAACACTCGTATTATCTGGATATCTTAGAGGTACACTACCGCCGGTATAAGGCTACATATGGCAGCAAAAAAACCAAAGACCAATCAAAAACACACGTGTAATCTGACTCCGAGGATGAAGGCGTTTGCTGAATCGTATGTCCGTGGTAATGATGGAAGGGTGGCGGCCCTGGAAGCCGGATATGGACAAAGAGTAGCTAGTGGTCAAGTAAAACGTATACGGGACAACCCGAAAGTGAAAGCGTATATAGAAGAGCTAAGAGAAGACATCATACATACCGCAGGACTTGATTGCACGTGGTTCCTGGAAAAATGCATGAGGGTATTTGATAACTGTTCGGAGCTTATAGACGACAAAAAGGGTGGCTGGAAGGTACGAGACTCAACCGGTGCAGCCAGGATGGGAGCTATTATCAAAGACGCCATTCCCAACTTCAAGCAGAGGTTTGAGCACACTATCACTGATCCTCAGAGTTTTAAAATAGGCGATCAGGAAATAACTTTTTAAGATATATTCGTAATGGGATAGGACTTCTTACGTGAAGGAGGTGATGGAACAGTATGGCACTCAATAAAGTTCTTTTCGAACCGTTCCCCAAACAGGCGCAGTTCATGAAAGCAGTTTTTAGTACACAATATAACTATCTACTTTATGGAGGTGCCATACGATAACGAGGCGGTAAGAGTTATGTAAGTCTTGCCACCATCATCCTTATGTGTAAGCTGTATTCAGGGTCGAGGTGGGCAGTAGTTAGGAAAGATTTACAGGTAATCAAGCGCAACACTATCCCAACGTTCCGGAAGATTGTGCCTGATACATTCTTAACGTCATTCAACTCATCGGACTACATAGCTAAGTTTAAGAACGGTTCTGAGATACTGTTCATGGGCGAGAATTACGACAAGGACAAAGATTTAGACAGGTTTAAAGGGTTAGAGGTTAATGGATTCTGCCTGGAAGAGGTGAATGAGCTTCAGCAGGCCACTTTTTACAAGTGTATAGAGCGAGCAGGGTCGTGGATCATAGATAATATGCCCGCACCCTTGGTACTTATGACATGCAATCCTACCCAAAATTGGTGTAAGACTCTGTTTTATGATCCATATGTGAACAAGACACTAAAGGCACCATACTATTATCTGCCGAGTTCAATTTTGGATAACCCATTTTTGGCGCAGACTTATATAAATTCTCTAAAATCATTGCCTCCAGAGATCTATAAACGATTTGTGGAGGGGTGTTGGGAAGGCACTGACGACCCCGGACAGCTGATACCATGGACGGACCTCTACGAAGCACGGGATATGTACCTAGAGGACGTAGGGACTCAGAGTCTTGGTGTAGATGTCGCCGGTCACGGTAAAGATAAGACAGTATTCGTCAGGATGACAGGCTCTAACATCACTGAGATAATCGAGTTCGCCGATACTTCCATCCCAGAGGTGACTGCTAAGACAAAAGAATTGATGCTGTTACATGGAGTAGATGCGGAGCATGTAGCTGTGGATGGAGCAGGGCTTGGGGCCGGGGTAATTGATGAGCTGGAAGCTGACAAGATATATCCGATAAATTTCATAGGTGGTGGCAAGGTCATAGAGGACGAAAATACGTACAACTATAAAAATCTCCGGGCGCAGGCATATTGGCACCTGAAGCTGGCTTTCTCGGATCATGCAATAGGCGGGTTGACCGGCGAAAGAATACAGAGTGACTTGGCTGCTATACGCTATACTGTAGAGGCTGATAAGCAGATAAAGATTGAGTCGAAGGAAGAGTTAAAAAAGCGGATAGGACGTTCACCCGACTACGCAGATGCCCTTTGCTATGCGTGGTGGGCTAAAGTACACAGCGAAATAAGATCGCTGCCCGGACTTTTTGTGTTTTAGCCCATAATCATATGTAAGCGAAAAATTTTAGGAGACTACATGGCCAGTTTAAATTCGTTATTCCCGTTCCTGGGGTCATCAACCGATAAGCTGATCACCAATATAGCCAAATATACGACGGATAAGCCTTATGAGTACCAGGTTTGGGTGTATAGCTGTGTGTCCATGATAGCAAATAACCTCTCTTCACTCGGTAAGTACATCTACAACAAGCGTACAGAAGAGAGAATTGATGATCATCCAGTACTGGACCTATTCACCCGAACTAACGCAGAGACTTTTGGAGAGACATTCTGGGAATCTGTTGTCATACATCTTATGCTAGAAGGGCAATTATTCATATTGCCTGACGATATGCAGGATTTAGCTGCCGGACAGATACCGCGTGAGCTGTATCTCACTAAAGATAAGTATATGAAGGCTAAGTCTAACCAAAACAACATCATCGATGTGTGGAAATACGCGCCGGGACAGAAAGATATTCCATATACAACAAATCAGCTTATCCGGGTCAGGCTCTACAATCCATACGACAAAACCAAGGGCATGCCGCCTCTCCTCGCTGCTATGCCTACTATAATCCAGGATGCAAACGCCACATCATATACAGCAAACTTTTTTAAGAACAATTGTCAGATAGGCGGAGTACTCTCTACAGGAGAGAAGCTCACCGAAGAACAGGCGAAGTTTATAGCATCACAATTTTCGGATAAGTATTCCGGAACTGAGAAGGTTGGCAAGACCCCTATCTTACATTCAGGCTTAACTTATCAGGCTATCTCTAGTACATTTAAGGACATGCAGATTAAGTTCCAGCAGGATTTTATCAAGGAACGTATACTGGCAGCGTTCAAAGTGCCTAAGAGCCTTGTGTCTGACTACTCAGATGTGAATTATTCCAACTCCATTACTGCTAAGAAGACATTCTGGCAGGAGTCATTGCTTCCCATTGATAGGCTTGTCAACGAAGCATTCACGTATCAGTGGATAGTAGGGCTTGATAAAGACTGGGAATTGCGCTCTGACTTGAGCAAAGTGGAGGCTCTACAGGATATCCAGGGCGATAAGGTCACTGCTTATACTGCGCTTATGTCAACAGGGATGCCTAAGCAGGAAGCTGCCCGGCTGCTTAATATCCCTGTCGATTGGGATTATGTGGAGGAATTAGAGGAGGCTGATGCAGCTGAAGAGCCTGCAGCACCGCCTGCCTCTACCGAAGAGCCTACCGATGAGGAAGAAGATATGGAAGATCAAGAATTAGATATCCGTCCGTATACTAAAACCCTCAAATCCTCCCTGAACCGTTACTTCACGAAGCTCCGGAACAAATGCCTTGATAAAATTGATGCCGGTAAAGAGGTCGATTACACCCTCGAAGAAGAATTTGATGCTATGACGGAGGAGCTGAAGGGTGCATACCTTCCTTTAATCAGCAATTTAATCAGTGAAATAAAGGATGTTTCAGTAGACGCTGCTGATATTGTAGACTTTTTAAACAGAAGGTCATCCGGTTATAAAGAACTTTTGTCTCAGATCCTATCAAAAGCCTATACGACTGTGGATAAGCGCGTCATACATGAGATGTTTCAGGACATGTACCAACTAAACAAAAGCATAGCTGAGAAGGAATTGCCCCTACTTATAAGCTTTATAAAAGTAAATGGAGTCAAAAATGATATCATACAGCAACAAAATGGAGAGTAATTATGCCGAAAAAAGAACAAATCCCAGACTTTCTTGTAGAAAAGTACGGGACGGACTCAGCAGAAGAGATCAAGAACGCAAAGCAGAGCTCAGAACGGATAGACAGCCAGACGTTCGAGACCGTGGAAGTGTCCAAGGCTCTTAGTTCTGTTGAATTTAAGAACAGACTTAAGGAACTCGGCATAGAGTACCGCAAAGAACTCGAGTCCAGGCAGGCTGTTTTCACCATTTCCACTGAGGACGTGGACCGCGACGGTGACATCGTACGTGGTAACGGCATAGACACAGTCGACTACCAGAAGAATCCCGTGGTGTTGTTTGCTCATGACAGGCACTCACTGCCTATAGGGCTGTCATTGAAGCTCTACAAGAGCAGTGGACAGACCAAGGCTATCGTTATGTTCTTCGACGATACTATCGATAAGACAGGCACCTCAGACACTATCTTCAGCTTCGTTAAAACAGGTGGTATCAAGGGTGCAAGCATAGGGTTCAGGCCAATTAAGGCCCGTTTCCCGGATAGTAAAGAGCTCGAGACATTGGGCATGGGGCCCTATGGGGTGTTGTATGAGAAGGTGTCACTGCTGGAATGGTCAGTATGTGCTATACCGTCCAACCAAAACTCACTGAGATCTAAGGGTCTGAGTGATGCATCCATCAAAAATTTAAAGGAGATCGGACTCGTGACTGTCGAAAAACAAGAAGATAAAGTAGAATTGAACCTTGAAGATGTCATAGATGATGTGGTACCTGACACAAAATCAGCCGATGACACCATAATCATATTAACAAGCATCAAAGAATCTATCGATGAGCTGTCTGTAAACATCAAAGGTCTCGTTGAAAAGCTCGGCTCCGTCCCACAGGGCACGGAACAACCGGAAGAGAAGTTCGACGGAATACTTGACGATTTGCAGGACGCCATCAACAGAGTAAACCAATAACAGGAGTAAATAATGGCTACACTAATTGAAGATATTAAATCCAAAATGACTGAACTCAGCACAAGTGTTGAGGAGTTCAAGTCGTCACAAACTGAAGATAAGTCTGCTATGGCTGAAAGCATCACCAAGCTTACTGAAGAAGTAAACGCACTGACTGAGAAGTATGCAGTGGGCTTTAAGGTCCCTGGATATGAAGATGAAAAACAGAAGTTCTCTTTCGCAAAAGCCGTTGCCGCTTCATATCGTGGCGACTGGACTGACGCTGAGTATGAAAAAGAGATTTCTGACGTTATCGCAAAGTCAGTTAATGTTGACACCGGAGCTTCCGGTGGATTCCTCGCCCCGACAGATGAAATGGATGAGGTCATCTCGCTGGCTAAAGCTGGGCGTCCGATTTTGAATACCGTTGGTATCCGCAGACTGAGTGGACTCGGTTCTGGTGAGATCACCATGAACAAGGTGACTTCAGGGAACACCGCTTATTGGGGCGGATCTGAAGAAGAAGTTACGGAATCTACCGCTGCTTTTGGTCAGATTTCTCTCCGTCCGAAGTATTTGCGTGCCTGGACTACCCTCTCACGTGAACTTTTGAAGCAGACTACGATCGGTGTTGAAGGACTTATCCGTGAAGAACTCGGCTATGCTATGAGCAGAAAGCTTGAGCAGGCAGCTGTATACGGTACGGGTCTTGCTGATGAACCTCGCGGTGTCACGCAGTACGCTGGTATTACAACAGTTACTCTTGGTGCAAACGGTGCTCTCCCGGACTGGGATGACATGGATAACCTGGTACACGAGCTGGAAAAGGTCGACACACTTGAGGGTAACCTCTCCTATGTCACTTCTCCGCAGATTGCTAAGGTTCTTCGTCAGACTAAGGTTATGCCTTACGCTGCGGCTTCTGATGGCGCTTACTACCTTCAGAAGAAGTCTAACGCCGGTATCGCAGAGTTCCTGGGCTACGGGTTTGAAACTTCTACTCTCGTTCCTGTGAATTTGTCTAAGGGCACATCGTCTGATTGTTCTTATATCCTCTTTGGTGATTGGAGCCAGATGTTGTTGGCGTCATGGGGCGGGATGGAGATCAGAGTTTCAGAGCAGGCTGCTACACCGTTCAAGCAGAATCAGGTTCTCATCGCCGCGTTTGGATCTTTTGATTTCAACCTTCGTAGAGAAGATAGTTTCGCTGTTATCAGCGATGCTAAGATTGCTGCATAAGTAACTTGGGGGACTTCAAGTCCCCCTTTTTAAAACAGCTCTAACCGTTCTATAGGAGAACAATATGAATAAGATCACAGAAATGACAAAAACTGTTCAGCTTGTAGGTGCAGACGCCTACACTGCTGAGACGTACTACAATGGTGAGGCAGATGCATCAGGTCTGGGTATTGATGTCTCTGGATACAACGAAGCTCTCATCATCATGAACAGTGGAGAAGCTACTGGTACTAACACAGTAACCGTGCTTTCTACGAACGACAACACCGATGATGCCAGCTCAGCTGTTCTTATCACAGGTGCCGCGTTCACTGCTGTTACGTCCGCTAATGATAACGCTGTGCAGGTAGCACGCGTCCACGTTGGTGGGGACAAGAAGTACATGATTGTTAAGAGTGTCGTGGCTGCAAATCCGGTTGATTTCGGTGTTGTTGCTGTGCTTAACAAAGCTCAGTCAGTACCAACTGGTGCCAACACGATAGTTTTTGACGTTTAATTGCTGGGTAAATAAGGGAGGGACTCCCCCTCCCTTTCCCTATTGATTTTGGTACAGATAAAAGCTCATCAACAGGTGATTTCATTATCCAATGGAATACTGAAGGCATAATCAATATCACGTAAAAGGTATTCTTAATGGCTATACAAAAAGCACTCACTGATGTTGCACGTATAGAGCCCCTTACGTCCACTGAGCGTGCCCTGTTTCATATAGACCCAGCCACCTCTCTAGGAAATACAGTACTTGCCCAGAGGCAGGTGCAGGCACTGGTACATTCTGTATCGGCACAGGTCACGAAATTCCTTGATAAAGAGATATTCATCAAGTCGTATACTGAATTCTTTGACACTATCTATGACAAATGGTCATACAAAACCGCAGTATCGCCTGTATGGAGCATCACTTCTGTTGAGACAGACCAATCGAGTACTTTTGATGGCTCCGAATCAACGGTAAACTCCTCTAATTACTTCATATCTACTTACCAGGACGGTGTGGTGGTAGATGGCGTATCATTTGATAACGCTGAGAGAGCCCTCAAGATAGTATACTCTGGCGGCATGGCATATCACCCAGTCAACTCAGTATTTGTTATCACCAATTCATTCACCGCAGATAACTACGTCATAGGAGGCACCACAGGTGCCATGGGGCGCGTTGTTAGTGCAGATGCCACTACCGCGACTATAGAGGTATTAACGGGCGTATTCGAAGCCGGGGAGCTTCTCACAGAGTATGAAGACCTCACTAACCAGATATCGACCGGTGAAGATGGCACAATAGACTCTGTAACAAGCAGGGCTCTCGCCGAATCTCACTCAGACATAACTGAAGCAGTGGAGATGCAGATACGCTACATGTATCAGCATAAGGATGATTTCGAGAACTCAGGGACTACCAGCGAGGGAGAAACAATACGTAGATCTGATGGATCCCCGGCTAAGCTTCAAGCTGAAGTCCGCATGATACTCGATCCATACCGCAGACTAACGATGATGGCGTAAAATGGCTACCGGACTGAGGGTAGATGGACTCGAGAAAGTAATAGCTACCCTTAATAAGCTAGGTAAGCTTGATGAGGTAGTAGAGGAGAAGCTTGATCCGAGGCTCAGGGAGTTCGCTGAAGAGATAAAATCAGAGCAGATGAGTGGTCCACCGGGACTGAATGTTGTGACTGGTAATCTTAGAGGCTCTATACAAACAGAAATAATCGACTCCGGAAAGTCTTTAGAGTTCATACTGGGGTCAGACGTAGACTACTTAGCACAGCATGAGTATGGTTTGCACGGTCTTCCGAAGAGGCTGTACATCGAGGAAGAGTGGACAGCGTTTGTCGAGAATGATGTACTGCAACTTATCGAGGATAGTGCGCGTGAAATACTGGCGGTTTAAATGCAAGAACATGACAGACAGGTGCTTGATGAGCTCCTTACTACAGAGAAAACTGAATGCAGGAAAGAATTCATGAGTCAGAGAAATTTTTATAAGTCGACTATAGTAGGTGTAGCGGCCATCATAGGGTTGCTAGGCGGCTCTGTGGTATGGGCTTTGAATGTATCGGGCTCTACGGCAACCCTTAAGACAGGTGTGTCTAACAATACTGACCGTATCATCATCATAGAAAAGAATCAGCAGGTCCAGTACAGAGAGCAGATGAAGATTCTTACTGAGATAAAAGAGAAGGTATCAAGATAATGGCTGTAGCCACTGAACAGTCGGTACGCCGCCGCATACGGGATGCACTTGTTTATCAGCTCAAGAACATCAAAAAGAACGGTGGATACAACAACGATATCATAGAAGTACACACCGTTACGCCATCCATGGAGCAGATGAAGGTGTTTCCTTCAGTAGTCCTGGTGATGGGAGATGAGAGAACAAATAGTTTTGATACTAATAGCTCGACTTTTAAGACTGTGCAAAAGGAGTTGCAGGTATTGTTACACGTATTCCTGCACACTAGTTACAACCCTGCAGATACTCAAGACGGAATTATCCAAGACATTGAGAGAATGGTGGGGGAGCATTTCGGGTTAGAACATGCGGACGGTACGTGTACGTGCTTTATGGCACAGGTGGCTCTAGTACGTCCGTTTGGGCTAACAGTTAATAAGCCAAGCTGTGGGGTGACCTTTACGCTGAGTATCAGATATCAGCAATTGAGGCTGGACCCGACAACAAAAGCGTAACCTAGTCCATAATCATATAAAGACCTTCAAATAGGAGAAACAAAATGGGATTCCTTACGGCGAGAAAATTTATCGGAGCTAAAGTAGAATCAACAAGATATGCTGCCGAGACTTTAGCCGAAACTGACTATGATATCCCCGGATACAATGTAGCTTACGCGGCTACTATTGATCGCTATGAGCGTCCAGTAAATCTGAGTAATTTCAGTAAGCTAACTGACGTACCTGGTAAGCAGATGGCGACGTGTTCCTTCTCAGTTGATGTAGCTCCTGGGTCTACTACGGATCTATCGGTTGTACCGTCCTATGGTAAGCTTCTCAGAGCCTGCGGTATGCGTCAGGATGCTATGGCTGGTGGAGTGGCTTGGGTAACTGATTCTACTGAGTGCACGACAGTCACGATGGAAATAGCGGACACAGCAGAATGTGATGCCCCCGGGCAGAGAGTAGTTAAGCTCAGCGGGTGTACCGGCACAGTTGCCTTCATGTTGGATCAAATTGGTAATCCGGTCCGCATGGATTATAGCTTTATGGGTCAGATAGCCAGCATCACTGACAGAGAAGTAGCGTTCACTTCAGCTAATGTACTTGCAACCACTCCTGACAGTGTGTTAAGTGCCTCTGTCGAAGCCGGTGGGTACACAGACATTGATTGTAACGCAATTAGTATGAACCTGGGTATCGAAACTCAGATGGAAGTCGATCCTACGGACGCATCGGGATACAAAGGTGCGCACATCGTCAACCGCAAACCAGAAGTCACTATTGATCCTTATCTGCACACCTATGCAGAACGGGAGTGGTATGCTCAGAATCTGAGTCCCGACAGTAACTTGAACGATATGACTTTTGCCACCACAAATTTTGTATACTATTTCAAGCAGTTGCAGGTCGTGAATAGTTTACAGGATGGAGACAGAGGCGGTCTTGTCACAGAGGCTATCACTTTTAAGAGTGTCGCCGCACCTGATGATAACGAGTTTTATTTGCTCGTAGGAATCTCGGGGTAGCTTCTATATCAAGGACTTACAGAGCACATAAAGTAACATATAAAGGGCGGCGCGATATACGCCGCCCTTTCTTTTACCTCCTCAAGGAGAGACCATGAGTAAACCATCTGTAAGGGATGAGGTACTAAAAATCATCACGGATGACCCATCTAAGGGCCGCCTCTATGTATCTCCGCAGGAAAAAGCAGTCATAGCCAAAGAGTATTTGCGCAATAAGCGCGTCCGACAGGTTGCCGAAGATGTAAACGAAGCGAACCGTCGAGGATGGATAACCCTTTCGAAGGAGAAGTGACAATGGCTTACAAGAAGAAAAGTGCCGGGAAGCCCGCCAAAAGATCAGCTAAGGCTGAGATCAACAAGAAAATTGAAGCAGAAGGCAACGTAAAAGATGTAGGATTACCCAGAGCTCTTGCAGGTATGGTACTGTATGGATCAGAGGAGTTCTCATTTTGGGTACCTGATGCCTATAAAAAGACCTACCCGGATGATAGGTCACAGTGGCCTGTGTTCAAAGTGAGAAACTACAACTCAGACGACGAGGCTGTAATCGTATCAGTACTACTGGAGAAGGGGATGACGGAAAAAGAGACCTTGAAGTATTTCCTGACTGACCCTGATAACACAAAGTTGCTGGTTAAAAGGTGTCTGAAAGATGTCAAGAACCTGAAGGATGGCAACGGAACTGTTGTCAAATTGGAATTAGTAGATGATGAAGTACCCGATAGTTTCCTTAAGAGAGTGCCGTTTAAATTGCTGAGTGAATTACAGAGAGCAATCATGAACTCATCAGCACCCTCTGCTGAGGACACTTCGGGTTTAGAATTTTAGCCGGATTCCACGCAGGCGCACTCAAAGCATACTCATCCTGTGCAAAATGCACTGATGAGATGCGGGTTGTGCGCGGGTGCGACGGCTCGACGCCCCCGAATCCGGTGTTTGTAGAGCAGCATGCTGGCATAACTTATAGGTACTGGCATTGTCCTCAGAAGTATGTGACAAGACGTATCTACAAATGGTATGCCCGATACGATCACTATCAAAAGTTTTCTGTATTGCCCTACGGCAAGCGGAGTAACTGGGATCTTTTGTGTGGTAGTGTGTACTCTGCAGCTTTATCGGATAACCAAAGCAGACAGAGGAATACAAATGGCTCTTAATTTTTCAGTAATCGGAACCTTCCAGGATAATATCTCCGCTGGAATGAAGTCAATTAACAGTAATACTGCTAAGACTAACAAGACGCTTGGTGGTATGAAGAAAACCCTTATGGGTGTAGCCGGGGCTATGGGTCTCGCATTTGGTGCCAGTGCTGCTATCAAAGGTATCAAGTCTATGACCTCGGATGTCATACAGCTTGGTGACAACATAGATAAGGCCTCTCAGCGTGTTAATCTATCCATTGAGTCCTACCAGGCATGGGGACATGTCATGAAGCTTAATGGCACTACCATAGAGTCTGTAGAGACAGGCCTGAAAAGGTTCTCTGCAAACATCGTTGATGCTGCATCGGGTACCGGTCTTGCTGCTGATTCATTTGCCAATTTGCAGATACAACTTAAACAAGCCGATGGATCCTTCAGAGAAACCGATGATATATTCACAGAGACTGTAAAAAAGCTCGCAGATATGGAAGACATTACTCTCCGTAATGCTACTGCCATGAAGATTTTCGGTAAGACCGGAGGTAACTTAGCGCCTCTTCTCAATGCTGGGTCTGATGCTATAGATGAACAGCTTGGAGAGCTTGATAAATTAGGGATAGTGCTCAGCAAAGATCAGGTAAAAGCAGCGGCTGAATTCAATGACACCATGGAGAGGGTCAACAAAACCATTACGTCGATGAAGTTCGACATAATGATACCTGTCCTGGAGAAGCTTGACGGCATTTTCAGTGGTATGCTCGAGTCCGGAGAGCTTAAACAACGTATGGATGACCTGGCTGAAACAGTCTCAAATCTGTATGAGACAATAACCACCATCACAGAGTTCATAAGTGACAACTTTATACCATTAGCTATAGGTGCCCTGATAGCTCTCATACCTGTCCTCATAGGATGGGCGACATCGCTTACAGCTTCATTCGTGGCACTAGATGCTGCTATGTTAGCGAATCCATTCGGACTTGCTGCACTGGCTGTTGTAGCCCTCGGAGTGGCCATCGTACAAACGAAGAAGAACTACGATGAATTAAATGAGGCCATGAAGGGATCAGTAGCGATCACTACTGAAGATAGAGCCCGAAGAGAAGAGCTTGTAGAAGCACAGAAGGCACTTGTTGAGGCTATCGGAAATACTATTGAGGCAGGTGATAATGAGGCTGTAGCAATAAGTAAAGTGACTAAAGAGTGGGAAGCAGCTAAGTCTATTGCCGTAGAACTGGGGCTGGTATTAGAAGGGGATGTAGCCAACCAGCTTAAGCAGGTAACAACATTCTCCGCTGCAGCTTCACAAGCAACATTTGATCTCTCAGGTAACCTTGTCCAGGTAGGTGGGGTAGCTAAAAAGACTTCGGAAGCAGTAAAAACTTTCAGTATATCTGCACTTGAATTAAAGAACAGTCTCTTCAGTCTGTCAATGTCGTCTAAGGAATTCTTTAAAAACATAAAAAGCATAAGGGAAGGTGCAGGCGGCGCTTTCGATGCACTGAACGATCAGCTTACTATGGTAAAGAGAAACCTTGAGCAGTTAGCTGATAACGAAACTTCTCAGAGTCTTAAAGATATCTGGAATACATACAACGATGGTATGATTGCCGCAACTGACGGCCACCAAGAACTCATGAATTCTTTCCGGACATACATCGATGCGGCTGACACGCTTGTCGATGAGTCTAAGGCAAAACAGCTTGCAGCGACGCTTGAGTTGGCTAAGGCCCATGAAATGGCCAACGACAAAGACAGGGCTGGGGCTATCGAGATAGCTGAAGAGAAAATTGCTCTTGCTGATGAGGAGCTTGCACAATCTCAGGCTAAATATGATGCCTTAAAAGAGCAGGATAAAGAGTTTCACGCTGCTTCGATAGAGCTTGTGAGGGCCACTCAGGAAGAACTCGAACTCATAAAAGAAGGGTCCCTTGCCAACTACAATGAAACTATCCTTAGTATACTGGAAGAGCAGGCAGAGCTTGAGCGACAGATAGAAGAAGAGAAGTTCCTGGATTTCGGGACTTTATATGAGAATGATGTTGAGCGTCGGAAAAAAGCACTTGAGAAGGAGTTAAAAGCGGTAGCCGGTAACGCTGAAGCAGAGGCTGCAATAAGGAAAAAGTATCAGAAAAAAGAAGAACTCGATCAGATAAAAACTCAGAAGAAAACTTCTGAGGATACCGCCGCAGCACTGTCAAGCATCACCGGTATGTGGGCTAATTATTTTGCAGCACGTGCCGAGCAGGAGAAGGATGCATACGGTAAATCTACGGCAACATCTAAATCATATGGTAACATGTACAAAGCCATGGCCATCACACAGACTATTATTGATACAGCCTCTGCTGCCATGTCCGCGTTCAAGGCTATGTCGGGGATCGCTGTGGTAGGACCGGCGCTTGGTGCAGTTGCAGCGGCTGCTACTGTAGCCATGGGTGCCGTACAGGTAGCCAGCATAGCGTCACAGTCATTCGCTGCCGGTGGATTTCCTACTGGAGCAAATGCTCAGGTTACTGTTAATGAGAACGGGCAGGAAGCGATACTTAATGCACGAGCCACTGCGAGTCTTGGACGTGAAAACATTGATGTATTGAATGAGGGCGGCGGTGTAGGAACTCAGGTTTCTATATCTCCTTCCATAGTCATTCAGGGTAATGCAGATGAATCTGTTGTATCAGCGATAGGTGATGAGCTTGATAATTTTGCAAGAAAAATAGAGTCCGTTTTCGAGCTGGGGATCATTGATTCATCCCGGGTCCAAATGGCTTTTGCTTAAGGAGATGACAACATGGCAAGAGACCTAGCATACGTTGAAAACGTCGGTGGTGGCACCCGGTGCTACATAGACGATATCAATAACAAATACTCTATAGAGCTTGTCCTTCCATTTAATGTGGCTGACAGGACAGATGGAAACATAGCCATATATGATAATGGTGAAGAGTATGACTATGTAAGATCTAAATTTAGGCTGTTTACAACAGCAGATAAGGCATCAGATCTTACCACATTCTTTGAGGACATAGGTCGTAATGAACTTATAACTTTCTTTGCTCCTGCATCATGGGGCATGTATCCCTTTGGGTTTACCTTCCCACTAGGCACGTCATTTGAGAGTCGCATAGAGAAGTTCGTCAATAAAGGTCAGGTGGCAAAGCCTTATCTCTACCACTCATTTGAGATTACTCTTGTGATGAATGATTTCACTGAGGAAGTTAATCCTTCCCTAGGAAGCTGTACAGAGCCTGGTACGCTCACTATAGATGGGATACCTAATGTAAGGTTCCCAAAGAATATGTTCAAGCCTAAGGTCTCCTATGCCTATTACACGAGCACTACTAGGGGTGGTGAAGTCTATCAGATCAATAGAGGTGAGGATGCGGATGCATTTGAGACATCCTTCACTGCATATACATCAGAGGATGTTGCCGGTCAGTTACTATATCAACTTAGGACATCAGCCAGGGCTACCTCATTTGAGTTCGTAGTACCCGCAAATTCATATCCTTTTGGCTATGAATCGGGTGATGACCAGGGATTTACATGCAAATTGTCTCAGACTTCTATCAGAATGACACACAATTTATTCAAGGATGTCGACATCGGCTTTAAATTTAGGAAAGTAACCTAATGGCACAAAACGAAAATATTGAATTTGGCATAAGAATCTATCTTGATGACACCTACATAGTTTCTAAGAGCATCCCAGCACCGGTCGCCGTAGCCATGGGTTTATATGAGGTAGCTGGAGAAAACGATCAGGCCAGGTGGGCTACGTCTACTGTCGCTTTCCCGGTGGAGGATTGGACAGAAGGCCTGATTATCCGTGGATCTATTTCTACGATCACTATGCAGGCAGACTTCAGACGCGGTGGAAATGTTAACAAGTACGGTGGCGTGGCATTTGAAATTGATAATACCACCAAGCTGTGGAAAACCCTGGAGGACTATGACATATATCTGGAGGGATTATCCGCTGAGTTGGTAGAATTTGACATGGATGCTGAGACCACCGAGACTGTGTTCCGAGGCATCATAAATTTTGAGAGCTACTCTGAGACCGAATACTCGCTGAAAATTAATGTACCGAACGATAAACGTACTGCAAACATAGCCACCGTGATAATGTCAGCAGACAATCCTACAGCGGGTGTGGAGGAAGTGGGAGAAACAATACCGGTCGTCTACGGAGCAACCACTCAAAGTGCCTTCATACGTACTGCACAAGACAGGACTATCCTGGATCTCACTAACTTCGGAGCAACGATTACACCAAATGATCAGAAAAGTGTACCGGTCATCGAGTACCAGGGAGATACACTTTATATCCGGATGGGTAATGAGACTACTCTCGCTGATACCGCAGCATTCTCGTCTGCCATAGGGGTGGACTTGACAGACGACTATTTCATATACAGTCTCACCGGGCAGGGGCAGGGCCAGTACCGTAAAATAGAAAGTATTGAGTGGCGGCCTGACAGGGTACCCGGTACCCAGGGTGGAGCATATCCGTTTAACATAAACTTCGAGGATTACCCTATACTCAAAGTGGTGCTGGCAGCGTACTATGATGATGATCTCAAGGGCAACTGGTACGCCTCCTATCCAGATAATACGTGGATACAGATAGTACAGGTCTCGCTGACTTTTGATGGAGAGACAGCCAGCACAGCCGGTTTCACGGACGGTGATGGTAACATCATCACCGATACTCTCACTATATATAACAGTGAACAGGATCTAAAGCTGGATTATAATCCGATAACCGGTGAACTGCTTGACAGCATAATAGCCGGAGACACAACATATGTACCCCTGCCTAGTTATGGCATAGCTGTTGTGACGTCTGCTGACAGAAAAAGTATAACGATTGATCCCAGATACCTTGAGAGAGATGTGGGGAACATAGTAGCATATGGTAACATAGATATTACCCCTCATTTTTATGAAGAGGCACCGTCTGAATTTGATAAATGGGTGCTTCCTGCTGGTGAGGGCGATGATGCTATAAGAGATATCCTGTTGGCAGATGATTTAAGTTATCGCGGCACTGGTGTCTATACACGTAACGGATTCGGAAATGGCATCCCAACTAATGTATATGAGCCCTATACGTCATTCTCTCATGTGCCTAATGCAGCAGACCTAGCAAAACTATCTGATAATAAGTGGAGCACTCCTCTGTCGTGGGGGATGCAACAAGGGGTTCCAGGCAATATAGGGGGACTCAATAGAACGGTATTTGCGCTACATTGCCTGGAATTTGACGTTCCCTACGAGCTGTTAGAGTCTATTGATTACGATTCCCTGTATTTTTCATTTGCTGCTGATGCGTATACTGACGGGGGTAATATAGGTCAGTCAGCTAGAATAGGTACCCTAGATTTGATCATTCGTGGTAAAAGTTTCTGGGGAGGCATCAGTAAAATCTACGAAGATCCCGGACAGACCATGTCCTGTCGTCAGGGGATAAACTATGCAGCAGACGTAACTGGCCAGGACTCCCATTGGTGTGCTAATAAATCAGATTACACACAGAACGCAGCGGGCACGATTTACACGGGAGGAGTATTTAACAATTACGTAGAAGAATATTGGGATGGTGATGTGCCTCAGGACTTAGCATACAGGGATAGAGACCAGGATTTCTATGACGACACTCCTATATATGTTTCTGGTGGGCCTGCCGCTGCTGTAAGAAGTGGTAATAAAACTATGGAAATACCTGGAGGCAAAAGCGACCATTTATCACTACGTAAGATAGGGCTATTCTTTTATGTAGAGGTTGCAACCGGTGCTGGTATGCCAAAACCTTTTACGCTTAATATCAGGCAATGTAGCCTCATTACTAAGAGCTCTACGACCCTGAACGCTAAAATATTCTTCCCATTCGACGGGCGCTCAACAGATGGCACACAGGCAGGTCTCATAGATAATCCGATATCATTTCTGGAGGATTTATGCTACCGCCAAAACTGGAGTGAACTTAATGGAGCAGCTCCTACTAATGGGTGGGGTCAAGGCAGAGCAGCTACTGTGCTTATCAAAAACGATAGTGAGCATGGGGCTTTCAATTACCCAGGATACTCATACGAGAAGTCCTTGAAACTAAGGAGTGTCATCACTGACGCAAGTAAAGCGTACACTGATAAGTTAAAGAAAAAGATCTGTCAGCAATTTTTCTTGGCATCCTACCAGACTAACAACGGATATGAGGCTGTAGACAGCATAGTAAACCCACTCGCTGATGATGAATATGTGTACACACCGGTTACTCTCGATGAAATTATCGGCAAGATCAGCCCCATCACTCAGAATGGATACAAGGATATCTTCTGTCAACCGGTGATCTACTACAATAAGAACACAGCTACCAATCTATATGACAGTAATATGGAAGTCACCAATGTAGATAAGGACACATTTGACACTACCTATGTGAGTGGATCTGGTATATCTGATGGATATAAAGAAAGAATTTGGGGTCTAGCACGCGGGTTATATATGAAATACCGCATAATCAATGAGGCCCCGACGTCTCTCACGGAACTGGATTTGATATACAGGGATGAAGAGGCCGGATACTATCTCTATAACTGGTTGTATTGGCAGAGTAGAAAGAGGGTCAGCTTCACGATACCATATGGATTGGGCAAAGACTGGTACCTCACTAAGAGGTTCAAACTGCTTCTTCCTCACCAGACTGATGGGTCAGACATGTATTGTATAGTGGAGAAGATAGCTAAGGATGTACCAACAGCCGCCGCAAACAAAACGAGCGTAAAAATACAGGCTGTAATTTATAATGCTGGTGATGATGAGCAGTTCTACATCCAGGATGTTTACCGTACGCCAACCGATTGGACTGATACCTATAACCCGGGAGACCCGGAGATACAGGATACTATTGATTAAGAGGAGATGAGGTATGGCTAAAAAACTATACGCTATAAACAATGAGAAACAGAAAGACAGCTATGGGACCGCTAAAAATACGATGGATATTGGTGATGCTGACACCACCAAGGCGTTGAATGTCAATACAGATCAGGTAGTCAATGGAGACCTAACCGTCAACGGCAACCTAATAGTCACTGGGAGTATCACTGCCGCATCAGCAACCATAGTTGATTTAACAGTAACCGGAAGCTACACGCCGCCAGTTTAAAGGAGCTCTAAATGGCTGATAAAAATATTAAAAGGATAGTAGAAACTCGTGCAGACATAGTTGCTAATATGGGCTCGGGTAAGATCGCTATCGAGAAGAATGGAAACGAGAATTTTGTATACACTACCGATGGCGGAACGATTAAGAATGTAGCCAACACTGGTGAAACAGGAATGTTCGAACGCGTAATAGATACAACGCTTGCCGATGCTGAACTGCTCTCAGGTGATTCAAATGGTAGAATCATACCCTCAACATATGCAGGCATCACAGGTTTGCAGGCATCACAGGTAGCATACATTCCTGTAGGCATCACACTGCCATCAAATAACGTTGAGTCCACATTAGATTATCTGCTCAGCGACGCGTTCTCTGTGAGTCTCTCAGTAACACCGGCAGCTCCCGAGAAGGGCGACACAGTTACTGATGTTGATTGCGTCATGGCTGTCAATAACGGAGCGACACCCAACTGGATAACAGAATATGAGGGCCAGGGAGGCACAGGTGTCATCGGCTCTGAAACAGCTTTTGGATACACCGGCCTTAGCCTGGCTGCAGATAAAACATTCACGCTATATGCATATGACACTATCCTTGGTGAAACAGGCGTCGGAAGTGATTCAGTCAATTTCAGCCTGTACTCATATTGGGGCCAGTCAGCCAGCGACTATACAGCTATCGATGAGACTATCATAGAAGCTGCAGCTAGTGGTGGCTCTACTCTAGAGACTGATGCAGCGGGCTCTAAGAGCAAGGGGATTTTCAGCCAGGCTGGTGGGGGTAATTACATATACTATGCCTACCCGGCAGCGTGGGGAGTGCTCAGCAACGTTGTGGTCAATGGGTTTGCGAGCACTTGGAATTATGCTACGGTATCGGTTACTAATGCCGAAGGAAATACGGAGAATTATTACGCATATGTTTCGCCGTATACAATAGCAGGCACAGTCACACTGGCGTTCAGTTAAAACAAATAATTAAGGAGATAATTATGGCAGCATTAGTTGGAACTAACATCGGATCCCCTGTGGTGCCCACGGATACAGCGGATACCTTTCCTACCCATAAAGCAGAGTACGGTATAGGTGGATGGAGGAGTGTAGCTGACACAGCTGCTCGTGACGCCATCCCTGCGGATAGACGCGAAGAGGGTATGGTTGTGTACGTGGTAGCTGACGAAAAAGAATATCAATTAGTAAATGGTATAACCAATCCTGATTGGGTAGAGTTTAAAGCAGATCTGTCACTCACCAATGGTGTAAATAATCGTGTAGTGACATCTTCCGATGCAAACAGTTTGAACGGTGAAGCTAATCTCACCTTTGATGGTTCTACGCTTGGTGTTAATGCAGATTTGCTTCATTCTGGAGGTACTCAGAGTTATTTATTTACTGGGTCGGGTACACGTTTTGCAGTGCAGGGCCGAACAGCTAGTACAATTGCAAGTTTTGATATTTTTCCTTACGGGCCGGGTGGAACGGCTGATGGAACAGACCAATGTGAAATTAATATAATTGCATCTGGTTCACCTACGGATAGAACGACAAATTTTGAGCGTTTGACGATACGATATTTTAATAGCACATATAGAATACATTGTGACGCGGAGGGAACAGGAACAGAGTTTCCTATCTATATCTACGCGGATGAAAGTAGCACTAATCAATTTGTTCTTGCTACTAATGGCGATGTAGGTATTGGTGTAGTCCCGGAGACGTGGGATTCAACGTATACAGCGTTGCAAATTGGGCCGGATGCTTTTATAGCTCAGGAAGTAGGCTCACCGAGGGCCCTTAATATCGGCGCAAATGGTTAT